GCCTCTTCTTCTGCCGCTGTGAAGGGGACGTTGCCCTCTGCTGTAGCGCGATATCTAGCCATGATTTTATACCCCTTACGATTTGGTGATGCCGTACAACCGGAAATTGCCGCCGAGAGTGCCATCTACGATTTGGTATCTAATCCCGGTCAAAGCGCCCGCTGTCTGGCAATTGCAAGACCCACCTGAATTTCTATAAGACCCCCCCGCATGGCCTGACCATGTAACGAACTTCCTCGCTGTCGTAATGGTGGGGTCGAGCGGCATGGTCATCACCCAACCACTAGGCCTAATGGCGGACGAAACCTGATCTTGCAAAGCGATGGCGGAGGCGTTGCTCATGGCAACACCAGAATAAGCAGCAGAAGCATAATAAGGCTGCGACAGATGCCCGTAATAATTAGACGTTTGATAACTACCACCGATTTTTAGCAAGCATTCCACGATAGTCCCGCTAGTACCATAAACATTAGACGCGACAACAACATAAGCATGGTATGTGTCGTCGAATGTCGTTTCGATATCAACCGTTGTTGCTGTCGTTGCGGTTACTAACGATAGGAATGTCCATGCGCCTCCACCACCAGCAGCAGCATTTTCAAATGCGGGAGGGCTACCCGCCCCTGTGCTGGTCAATACCTGCCCATCGTTTCCGGTTGCTACCGCAACTGGATTTCCAGAGGCGTCATAGCTGATGATATTTCCATCTGTGCCCGATGCCATTCTAGCCAGAGTTACGCTGTTGTCTGCAAAGGCAGCAGTTGCCCCAGCAACGTAGCCCCACTCAGCCGCAGATATGGCTTCCGTTCCTATGTTGGCAAGTTGGGTTACCTCGCCAGACGTTAGAGCCGCAACACCGTTTGCCAGTGCAGAAGCTACGTTCGTGGCATCCGTTACATCCGCAGAGGCCTCGATGCCGGATAATTTGGTTGCCTCTGCTGAAGTATATTGCGCGGTTGGGGCAGTCACGCCATTGATAGCGTCAGTCCATGTGCCTGCCCACCGAACTCCGGTGGTCCCAAGACTGTCCGTGCTGTCAGTATCGGATACTACATTTCCACCGTGTGTGGTGACACCAATTATCTTTGCAGTCGTGCCGACGTAAAGGGCCTTGGCGACGCCCAGCCCGCCATCAGTGTGGACTGATCCAGTAGTGCCTGATGTCGTGTCGGTGGTGTCGTCAATCGACGCTGCGCCACTTGCTGTAAGAGTGGTAACGGTAGCGGCGGCAGCGGTGCCTCCACCCAAAACGCCGTCGAGCGTCCCAGTAAACCCGGTGGCAACCGCCTCTTGTCCGACCAGACCAGCAAGAACATTCGTGGCATCCGTAACGTCGGCAGACGTTTCAATGCCGGATAATTTGGTTGCCTCTGCTGAAGTATATTGTGCTGTTGGGGCAGTCACGCCATTGATAGCGTCGGTCCATGTCCCCAACCACCGGGTTGAGGTGGTCCCAAGACTGTCCGTGCTATCAGTATCAGATACTACATTTCCACCGTGTGTGGTGACTCCTGTAACAGCTAATGCGCCATCAACCGCAGCGGCACCCGTCACTTCCAAGGTTGCAATCTGAAGGTCTGATAGGGCGTTCACCACAGCAGCGCCAGACCCCGCACCATCACAATAAACAACAGCGTTTTTACCGTTCTGGACCGTTATATTAGCCCCCCCACCCTGAGAAAGAATAACGGAATACGGTCCAGAAGAACCGGAATCGGTGGTGGCATTCTCAATAATAAAGTATGCCGGTGCCGTATTTGGGGCTACTGTAACCGTATTGTTACCGCCCAAAGCCCCCGTGAACTTAATCACCCGGTACATGCCGTCTTGGAGGTTTTCCGTTCCAGACTCTGGGGACGCTTCCCGAACCGTAAGAGTATGGGTGGTCCCGGAAATGGCCACCGCTTTATACGAGGCTATTCTATCCAGGATATCGAGGTTGTGGTTCGAAGTCGTCCCCCACGTACCCGACTGGTCGCCGGAGCCGATCTTTTCTATGCCAAAGCCTGTTGTGTATGTAGAAGCCATAATCTTTTCCTATGCTGCCATCTTAGCCCAATTTGGAGCTTGTGTGTACGTTACTGGAGCCCATCTTGCATCCTGCCCAGGGACAATTTTATTCCATACAAGGGGTGAACCAACTGCCGCCGCAACCTGCACCCCCGTAAGAGGGACCTCTATTTGAACTTCTACGCTGCCCGTCGAAGTAGCTGCCGAAACACCGGTAAGGGTGAGATCGGATGAGACTGAGACCGTTACACCGCCCGTCGCAGTGGTCGCCGAAACACCGGTAACCGGGACCTCTATTTGAACTTCTACGCTGCCCGTCGAAGTAGCTGCCAAAACACCGGTAAGGGTGAGATTGGCGGAACCTGAGACCGTTACGCTGCCCGCCGCAGTGGCCGCCGAAACACCGGTAAGGGTGAGATTGGCGGAGCTTGAGACCGTTACGCTGCCCGCCGCAGTGGCCGCCGAAACACCAGTAAGGGTGAGATTGGCGGAACCTGAGACCGTTACACCGCCCGTCGCAGTGGCTGCCGAAACACCGGTAACAGCAACGGAAAGCGGACTATTCCAAGCCCCCTCGTTCCAGCCTCCCCTGCTCCAACCGGTGAGTAAAGCCATTATGCAATCCGGATAAGCGCACTATTAGCGTCGTTGGTGGGCATGGTAACCGTGAAGTCCCCCGCACTTGACGAGGAATCTCCGCCAAAATTAATTACGCAAACAGAAGGTTTGGCCGCGTGGGTGGTACTCCCCGCGGTCCCAGCGTTGGCCAAGGTAGAGTTGTATATCAACGCACCGCGAGCATCCGTGATGGTCGCATTGCTAAAAGTAACATCCGCCATGTCAATGAACGCCGTGGGGACAGAACTGCTGTTGTCACCCAGCCCTATTGTGGCGCTGGATAGAGACGCGCCGCCCGCAGTGTAGTTGGTGCCGCTTACTTCAGCGGTGCTGGCGTAACCCGTCGTGTCCGCGTCAATGGCCGAAGTGTTTGTATACATGGCGAACTTAAACGTATCCGCCGCGATAGAGCTTCCATCCCCGCGAGAATGCGTCGTCCAGAAATGAATCCCGGCATTTATCTCTTTTTTGTACGACCCGCAGATTGCGGAGGTTCCAATAGCCATTACAGTCTCCTTATAATCTCTGCCATGTCATCATGGCCTTGCTGGTTTAGCAAAGCCCAAATTGTGGTTCTCTCACTCTGGGCCATCTTATTCATGTAGTATACTAAAACTTCCTTTAGGCGTCCTCTATGGGCAAACGCCTGATCTCGTATAACAGGTGGGGCGGTGTCTGAAACCTGCATTATCTTATTCAAAGCCATCTCGGCGACCTGCTCCGGAGAATGGCCGCCGTTACTGGACGTAAAGACAACAGCCTTTCCCATCTCGCTTGCCGAGGTCAGGGACGACATTACTGCGCCTCTCTACGTACTCGGTCGTACCGGTACTGATCGCGGGTCTGGAGCCCCTCGCCCAGGTTTTTCATCCACTGCAAGGATTCCTGAAAACGCTTGTCATACAGTCCCAAAAGATCCGGCTCACCCTTCAGGAACGTGTAAGCCTCGACCAAGGCCCCGTACAACAAAGCCAACTCCGCATTGGTCCCCAGCCAGCTAGTCCCATCAGAGGACACGGTAATAGATTGAGGGCGGTAGAAGTAGTGAAGCTCCATGGTGTACGCGGCATCCGGGGTAGGGGCCAGCAAGAATGTGGCTTCGTCCCAGTCCGCGTAGTATAGCGGCGCTCCTGTAGTTGCCGGGTTGGGCGTGTAATCCTGTAGAAGGGTGTCTTGTTTATAGAGCAGAAACTCTTTACTGGATCCGTTGATAACGCTCAACGAGTTCTGCGCCAGGAAATCACTCGGCTTTTGCAAATATGCGTTGCCGGAAGACGCCGTGCCCTGCGAAGACTTGCGAAAAACGTCAAGCTGGCACTCTTTCAAAATGCGTTCTTCTGCATTCAGAACGAAGCGCGGCAACTGGCTGACAAAAGTCGTCTCCGTGCTCTGCACGTAGTCCTGTATCGCTGTCTTCAGAGTCGTGTAGGTATATGCCATGTCAAAAACTCAATTTGTCAGACTTACGGGGCCCGCTGTGGAAACACCGCCTCCCCCGAGCACGCCTCCTGCGGTGGCTGTCCCGCTGGCGGAGGTGAACGTGTAGTAGTACGACTCGTTGTCCGTAGCAGTCGTGCCGGGTATTACCGTTATGGAATATCCGACTGAGGTTTCTATAGCAGCTTCTGTGAAACCGTCAAAACCCTCCACCGACCTAAATCGGACCACGTCTCCCGTGCTTCTGCCGTGTCCGGGTTCCGTAACGGTAATTGTTGCAGAACCACTACCCAAGGACTTGAAAGCGTTCCACTGAAGCAATACCTCCACGGCGGGCTCCGTCCTGTCCGGTCGGGGGTTGCGCAAAGACTGCGCATCTGCCGGGATCTTGCGGAACGTCAACTGCGGCTGCTTGGCTTCCCACTCGTCTTTTCCCACAAGCAGCCCGGTCCACTCTTTCTGCATGTCACGTAAACGGTACGCGGCACCGGAGCGGTCCGAAATACCTAAAGCGTATTTGTTGGAGGCGTAGCGGGCCATCAGGTGGCACCAAGGTAACTGTAATAGGGGACAATGTTAAAGCTTGCACGATCTCGATCTTCTTCCGCAGCCCTAAGAAACTCTTCTTCATACACCGCTTTCAGCATCTGCACCCGGTCTGGAGCCCGCTTTAGGGAAATGTAGTAGGCACGACCGGCGGCGAGACATGGATAGAACCTAAAGGGGACTTCCACGGTATTGATGGAGGCGTCCGCGTCGTCTATTCGAACAAGCCGGTCGTAAATTATAATATCGGTACTGTTCTCCGGGGTCGGCCACACCTTAACAACAGGATTTATAAGCCGGTCCACATAGAATTGTATGGGGCGTCCTGTTGAAGATTTTGTGGGGATGTTGAGGTACTCATCTCGGCTAACCCGGTTGACCGCGATGTCGGAGCCGCTCCGTCGTATTACAGCGGACAAAACATCAATGGTCGCTCGCATGTCATCCAGACTAGGGTCCGCAGAAATGGTCGTACTCGTGCTTGCCTCGGCACTGTCCAAGCTGGTGATGGTCTCCCCCGCAGTAAACGACCCGGCAGGAATGCTTAAAGTTACAGTGGTCGCGGTTGGTTTTGTTAAAATAACAGCGGTTGCTCCGCTAATGGACCCGGTAATAGTATTTCCG